TGTAAATCACCCCAAAGACCCAGGCGGCATGACCAACTTGGGCGTCACAAAGAAAGTGTGGGAAGCATGGGTAGGCAAAGCTGTTGGCGAAAGCGAGATGCGCGCGTTGACCCCGGCTACAGTGGCACCGATGTACCGCAAAAAGTACTGGGATGCGGTCAAGGCCGACGAGCTGCCAACGGGGCTGGACTATCTGATGTTCGACTTTGCGATCAATGCAGGGCCAGGACGCGCGATCAAGACCATGCAGAAAGCAATCGGAACGAACCCTGATGGCGCCATCGGCCCCAAGACCATGCAAGCGTTGAAGGACGCCGATCCGACCGACTTGATTGCTAAGTTTAGTGTCGAGAAAGAGCTGTTCTACAAGGCACTACCCACGTTCGCCACCTTCGGCAAAGGCTGGCTGCGCCGGGTGGACGAGTCCAAGTCACATGCGGTGACGATGCTGGCGTAACTGCCGGCACACCTCACGGTCGCGTGGCGTGATATCGGGCGATATCTCTGCCACGCTGCACTGCTCTGGCGTAGGCCGTGGGCGATCAACGGGTATGGCCATGACGATGAACGTGATGGTCGCTACTGCGATCGCGGCGTAGTAAGCAAGGGCAAGTTCTTTCATATGCTTAGCAGCCGACCAAACAGTTTAGTCAACGGCGACTCGTCGAGCGGTCGGTTGCCCAGCACGATGTCTTGCACCATCCGCTCTTCAGGCGTTGAAGGCCGCGAGTAAAACTGCGGTACGTAATGCGCGCCAATTCTCGGTAGCTCTTCCTGTATAAAATGTCCATCACGAAGCATTGTCTTTCCTCCTATCTTCATTTGCGCGGCGAGCGTCGACACCTTTCTTTTTTATCAACGCCACTTCGTCATTAGTATAAATCGATTTTCCCACTAAAACGTTGCCCGCTATCCACACCTCCGCTGAGTAGGCATTGTTCTTGCATGAGTCACACTTGCGCTGGCGCCGGATGCCGCCTGGCTGCTGCGTGGTGTTGACGACATGGGTCTTACTGCCACATTGCTGACATTTCATTGCGGATCCACTAAGTGATTCCGAATCTTTTCAATACTCCAATCGGTCTTGTCGTAAATGCGCAGAATCATGTCGCCCGACACGTTGTATTTATCGTGGCGTATACGTGATATGTGCGGCGGCGCTACATCCAAAAACTGAGCTAAGGCGGCGTCATTTTTTAAATTAAACTCTTCAACAATGGCGTCAAGCAAACGATGGTTAATTTTTGGGTTCATGGTTTAATGGCTCCTGACATAATCTCGACGCGCTCGCGGGCGTCACGCAAAGCGCAATAGCGCTGGTGCAGGCGTTGCAGGTGAGACGAGCGGCGCTCGTTCAACTGCTCTTCGGTCAATAGCGCGAACACCTCGTCTTCCGATAGCGTGGCTATTCGGTCATTTAGCGCGCGCCAGCTTAGCTTTTTCATCGTCTATCCTTTGTTGTATTTCCGCGACCTGTTCAACCGCGCGCTCAAATGCTCTGGCCATCTGGTTTAGTTCCTTCTGGCGTATGCGCTCTTCTGCCAATGCGCCAGGCAGTTTGGCTTTCCAGTAGTCAATTCTTTTCACGTTGTTCGGCCTCCAGTTCACGCAGGTCATTGGCAACGTCTGAGACGCCATGCCAGTCGCTGCGGGCGATCATCACATGCAAGTAATCAATCAAAATTTCACGTTGGGTTTCGTACTTGGTAAAGTCAGTCATTTTAGTGCCTCCATAGCTATGTCGGAAATTGCTCGTTTGTCGTGCAGTGCTGCAAAGATTTTTTCGTCAACTGTCTTGTCGGCGAGTAGGATATACACCCAGACATCTCGCACCTGACCGGAACGATGGAGCCTGCCGATAACCTGTTCATAGAGTTCCAGCGACCACGGCAGCGACAGAAAGACCATGTGACATCCTCCGTGCTGTAGATTAAGTCCATGTCCTGCGGACTTTGGATGCACAGCCAGTAGTTCGATCTGCCCGGCGTTCCAGCGCTCAATTGCTCGGTCGTCGTCGAGGGTGGCAAGTTTCGGATAGCGGCGACGAAGTTCTGCCACCTCTTCCTGAAACTGGTAAACCAGTAAGGTGTTCGCATGTTGATTCTCCTCCAGTAGTTCATCTAATCGATCAAACTTGTGGCTGCTAAACCACACCGCCTCTTTGTTGCTCGTAAATTTACCTGGCACGTCAGACGTTACCCGGCTGCTGTCGTACACAAAGCCAGACGCCATCTGTTGTAACTTTGATGTAACGGCGGCTGCGTTTGCAGCCAGTATCTCAGCCGTCGGAAACTGTACTACAAAGTCTTTCTTCATCTTCTCGTATGGCGCACGGTCGGCAAGCGTGCAGCGCAACTCGACCACATGGCACTCGGGCAGCTTGTCGCGGTACTCGCCTGGCTCCAAGACGTAGGTGGCTGGCTTGATGCGCTCCATAACCAGCGGCAGGGCGCCGGGGCGTGGCAGCCACTCGCCGAAGTCGCGGTTCATGCAGACGAAATACTGTTGCAAGAAGGCGCCCTTGGCGCGGCCCAAGAGCTTTTCATCCACGATCTTGCACTGCCCAAACACGTCTTCGAGGCCGTTGGACGTAAACGATCCCGTCAGACCCCAGCGTATCTTGAACTGGTCGATCACCTTGTGCAGCGCTTTAAAGCGTGTGCCGGACGGGTTCTTCAACTTAGTCAGTTCGTCAAACACGATCGCGTCGAAGGTCGACAAGTCTTGCGCGGCCAGCCAGCCGATGTTGTCGTAGTTGATCGCCACGATGTGGGCGTCAGAGTCTAGCGCCTCGCCTCGGCTGCGCGGTGTGCCAATCGCTGTGCGGCAGTGCAACATGGGCGCCCACTTGCGTGCCTCAATGGGCCAGACGTCCGTACACACGCGCTTGGGCGCCAGCACTAGGAAACGACTGGCGTACCCGTCGCTAATCATGGCGTCCATAGCCGTCAACGTGATGGCCGTCTTGCCGGCGCCGACTGGCGCCAAGATCATTGCCCGATCACGCTCGTACAGGAAGTCAGCCGCTTCATCCTGATAAGGTCTAAGTTGCATCGTTGCCTCTGGCGCGAATGTGCTGGATAAGTTTTCTAATATCTTCAGCACTTCCTTGCCGATCCATACTTTCATATGTATCAACAAGCCTACCTAACAAAGCGCAAATTGCCTCGCGCTCTGCTGCTGCGCCTGCATCATAGGTAGTCTTAAAAGCGCCGGTAAAAGTAGCGTCAGAAAACTGAATGACTGCGCCGCCCAATAAAAAATTCCCGCCCAGCTCTTCAACTAATTTGTCTAATCCACTCATCAATCATCTCCGTTGACCATAAGCAAGCGTAGTTTTGTTTTAATCGCAACACGTCGTTGCGGAATATTTTTTGTAGTTCTGACAAACGGCCCTTACTGGTTTTCAATTCGATAAACCATGTGGTGCCATCAGGCATACAAGCGATGCGGTCACTCACTCCGCGCTGGTTGACTGACCTAAACTTGTAGGTCTTGCCGCCAGCCCGCTCGACCGTCCAGACAAAATAATTTTCGATTTCTTTTTCAAGCATGGCCGAAATATAACACCCTAAAAAAGTATTTGACAAGGATTATTTTACACGGCATAGTCGAGGCTCACACACAACGGAGGTAAGATGAACCATTCAAATGTCGTCGGCGGCTCGACCGCCAAGCGCGTCATCAACTGCCCGGCGTCAGTCAAGCTCGTTCAGCAGATGCCGCCCAAGCCATCAAGTGAACACGCTGACCGTGGCACGCTTCTGCACAACGTCATTGCCGAGCTGCTTGAGTTCGACAAGAAGCCAGAGCAGTGCATTGGCACCACCTACAAGAACCAGACACTCACACAGGAGTTGATTGATGAGAAGATTATTCCCGCTCTTGCGGCACTCGACGCCATCGACCCAGAAAAGCAGATGGAGTACATGGTGGAGACTCGCGTTAGCTTCGGCGATTTTCTTCCTGGCGTATTCGGCAGCACTGATTTGCTTGGCCGCCGTCATAACCGTGCATTCGTTATCGACTGGAAATTTGGCGACGGGGTGACGGTCGATGCGATTGAAAACCCGCAGCTTTTATTTTACGCAGCAGCGGCGATGAGAACACCGGCAGCGCAGTGGGTGTTTGAAGGCGTTGACGAGATCGAGTGCATCATCGTTCAACCGCCGATGGTGCGTCGCTGGATCACAACACCTGCGCGCGTCAAAGAGTTCGAGCAAGAGCTGCTCTACGCAGTGCGCTTGTCGAGCTGGCCCGAGCCACCGATGACAACGGGTGACCACTGCCGCTGGTGCGCAGCCAAGCCCGTGTGCCCTGCCATGACGGGCGAAGTCGAGCGTGCGTTAAAGGCACAACTCGCAGCGTTGCCGGTTGAGCAGATCGCGCAGCAGCTGGAGCAAGCCGATGCAATCGAGAGCTACCTGACCGACCTGCGTGCGCTGGCGTTCCAGATGCTTGAGAGCGGTCAGCCGGTGCCAGGCTACAAGTTAGTCGCCAAGCAGTCGCGCCGCCAGTGGGTTGAGGAAGCGAAGATCGAGGCATGGGTTGACGCGAACAAAATTGATGACGCATACGAGCCGGTGAAAATTAAATCGCCAGCACAGCTTGAGAAAGTCTTGAAAAAGGCTAAAATAGAATTTCCCGCTGACATGGTTGTATCTGTGTCATCGGGCGATACGTTGGCGCGTGAGTCTGACCCACGCCCAGCGGTGCTTCAAATCGGTCGTCAACTGACGGCTGCATTAAATAAACTTCAATAAGGAAAACAGTCATGTCAAATCTCGTTACTTTCAAAGGTGCAAACCTTCCTGCCGTATCATCTCTCACCACCGCTCTGCGTTCACTTGAGAGCGTTGCTGGCCCTGCTGGCACCGTCATCATCAAGATGGACAAGACCGGTCACTGGGTGTTCGGCGCTGACCAGACCGACGTCGAAGAGGACTCGAGCTGGGCAGTCAATCCGTTCTCGTTCGTACATGGCTATATCGCATGGGGCGACGGCGAAGTGCTGGCCGAGAAGATGGTCTCGGTCACCGAGCCGCTGCCAGAGATGGAAGCAGCACCGCCCGGCGCCAAGAAGGGCTGGGAGGCGCAAGTCGGCCTGTCGATGAAGTGCATCTCCGGCGAAGATAAGGGTATGGAGGCGCGCTACACGGTGACGTCTGTCGGCGGCAAGAAAGCCGTGCAAGCGTTAGCAGTGGCAATCGCTGAGCAGGTCGAGAAGGATCAGACCAAGCCCGTGCCTGTCGTGCATCTCAAAAAGGATCACTACACGCACAAGTCATATGGCCGCATCTACACACCGGTCTTTGAAGTCGTCGAGTTCGTTTCGATGAATGGCGAAGCCGATGAAGCAGAAGCACCTGCCGAAGCACCGGCTGAAGCGGCGCCAGCAGGCCGTCGTCGTCGCGGCTAAGTAGCACGGGGGAAAGCGGATGCTGCCGTGCGACTGGTCGGGAAAACCCAGCCGGTACTGCAGACAGACGCAGCGAGTACCCCACCTTTCAATGGCACCGGTTACCTAAACATCAGGCTCTTCCTTGGTCGGTTCGACCTGATGAGGCGGTGACCGGGGCCACCCTCTTAGAATAAAAACTATGTCTATTCTTTGGCTCGACTTTGAGACGCGCAGCCGATGCGACCTGCCCAGTAAAGGGGTTTACAACTATGCACAAGACGCCAGTACAGATGTACTTTGTATGTCCTACGCGTTTGACGACGATGACGTTGTCACCTGGACGCCAGATCAACCTTTTCCCGAGACGGTGCGGAATCACACCGGACTCATCTACGCGCACAATGCCGCCTTCGAGCGCCTCATCTTTTGGTACGTCCTACAGTGTAACTTTCAACTCGAACAGTTCTATTGCACAGCGACGCAGGCGCGCGCTAATTGCTTGCCTGGGTCTCTCGAAGACGTCGGACGCGCCATCAGTAGCAACATGCGCAAAGACCACCGAGGAAGCCAGCTTATCCGACTACTTTCCATCCCTCGCGCTGATGGATCGTTTAACAATTCGCCAGAGTTAATGGCCGAGATGATCCGCTATTGCGAAACCGACGTGAAGGTCATGCGCGAGGTCAGCCAAGCCATGCGCCCGCTGTCCGAGCAGGAGCTGGCCGACTATCACACAAATGAGCGCATCAACGACCGGGGCGTGCTGCTTGACCTGCCGCTGGCCAAAGCTGCGGTTGACTACGCGTCGGTCGAGCTGGAAGAGATCGAGACGTTAGTCGCTGACCTGACACAGGGCGAGATCACCTCGGTGCGCAGCCCGAAGATGAAACAGTGGGTTATGGATCGTGTCGGGCCGCAGGCGTTGAAGATGATGGAGGTCTACAAGGATGGCGACTTGAAGTACAGTATCGATAAGTCAGTGCGCGCCAATTTGTTAATTTTTGCCGAGGAAAACCATGAAGAGATTCCGGCCCATGTTGCGGACGTCATTCAATGCGCAGATGACCTCTGGGCGTCGTCAGTTGCGAAGTTCAGCCGCCTTGCAGGCTTGGCGGACGAAGACGATCATCGAGTACGAGGTGCTTTTGTCTTCGCTGGAGGCTCTGCCACTGGACGAGCTTCGTCGTACGGCGCTCAATTACACAATATGTCGCGAAAATGCGCCGAAGACCCAGAAGCTGTTAGGCACGCTATGGTGCGAGGCCACAGCATCACCCCAAGATTTGGAAAACGCGCTACAGATGTTCTCAAGGGAATGCTCCGGCCCGCACTGATCGCGGCGCCAGGTAAAGTATTTGTCGGGTACGACTGGTCGGCTATTGAAGCCCGCATGACGCCGTGGCTGTCTAACGATCCGCAAGCCGACGAGGTGCTGCAAGTCTTCCGCGAAGGCCGTGACATCTATAAACGCGAGGCGGCTGGCATTTACCGCGTACCAGAAGAAATAGTGTCAAAAGAGCAACGCCAAGTAGGCAAGGTGGCAATTTTGTCGCTAGGATTTGGAGGGTCGATCGGCGCGTTCTCGGCAATGGGTCGCAACTACGGCGTCATCATGGCGGAATCTGACTCGCGGCGGATTGTAGACGCATGGCGTCGTGCTAATGCGTGGGCCGTGCGCTACTGGGGCAAACTTGAAGAGGCGTATACTCGCGCCCTGCGCAATCCTGGCCGTGAGTTCACCGCCGGGCGGGTGACGTACCTGTATGACAAGCAGCACCTCTGGTACGCGCTGCCATCGGGCCGCATCCTGTGCTATCCGTTTGCTAAGTTTGAGGGTGACGAGATCACTTATGTTAAAGCGGCATGGAAACCCGCAGCAGACGCGAAAGAATGGCCGCGTGCCCGCTTGTGGCGCGGTCTAGCCACGGAAAATATTACTCAAGCCGCTGCGCACGATTTGCTACGCGAGTCGTTGCGCGTTGCGGATGCCGAGGGGCTGTGCCCAGTAGCCCATGTTCACGATGAAATTTTGGTGGAGTGCGACGCCAATGATGCAGAGCGCGTTAGTGCCCGGCTGCACGAAATAATGACCACAAATCTCGCATGGGCGTCGGGGTTGCCGCTTGCGGCAGAAGGTCAGATAATGGCCCGCTACGGAAAATAAAAAAGCCGCCTTGCCGGGCGGCTCTTTCACTACAAGGACAACAATGGAATTCCTCGAATTTTACACCAATCTCGCGCCAGAAGGCGAGACTGCGCTGATCGTGCGCCAGAAGCCACAACTGAAAGACGGTGAGCCACAATATCATGCTGACGGCGCGATTAAAGCGACGTGGCCCGCCTACCTACCCAGCCGTGGCGTGCAAAGCGGTCAGGCATGGTACGGCAACACGGCCAGCTTCATCATCGACCGTTTCACCGAGGGCAAGCCGTCAGCGTCTGCCGCCCATTGCGAGTACGTGCTGGTCATGGTGCTGGATGACGTGGGCGACCCGATTAAGGCGCCCAACCTGCCGAACTTGCCGCCGACGTGGGTCATCGAGACGTCACCCGGCTCGTTCCAGTGGGGCTACGTGTTCTCCGAGCAGCCGACCAAGGGTGAGTACGCTGCAGCCATCCGAGCCATCGCAGACGCCGGCTATACGGATCCAGGCGCCTGCAACCCGGTGCGCAACTTCCGTCTGCCCGGCTCGGTTAATCTAAAGCCCGGCAAGAACAATTTCGAGGCCCAGCTGGCCGAGTTCCACCCCGAGCGTGAATACACGCTGGCCGAGATATGCGACGCGCTTGGTGTGGTGCCCGCGCCCGCTGAGTCGCTCGGCCCGCGCCCGATCCGGCTCTCGGACGACGGGGCCGACGACGTCATGGCGTGGCTCTCTGGCGCGGGCCTGTTGCTCTCGAAACCCAACCCGCAAGGCTGGGCCGGCGTCACCTGCCCCAACAGTGGCGAGCATACCGACGGCAACCCCGAAGGGCGCTACAACCCGTCGACCCGCTCGTATTGCTGCTTGCACTCGCACTGCATCGACTTGGACTCGCACACGTTCTTGGACTGGGTAGCCGCGCAGGGCGGCCCGAAACACGCGCCAGGCTTGCGTGACGAGCTGCTGGCCGCCGTCATGGATCACACCTTATCGAAGCTACAGCCGACCGAGGCGTTCCCGGACAAGGGCGCGGAGATCATTGCGGAAGTCGAGAAAAAACAACTGGACAGGGTCACAAGGGAGGACTGGTATGAGCGCTTTGCTTACATTCAAAACGAAGATTCATTCTTTGACACATTGGATCGACGCGAGATTGACCGCCGTACTTTTAACGCACTCTTTCGACACGTCACCTGTCATTCGATCCACCCGAGCAAGCAGAAACGCCGAATTGAGGCGTCTGTATGCTATGACGAAAACCGCCAGAAAAAGGGCGCGCTGACCATTGCTGGCATCACTTACGCCGCTGGCGAGACCATGCTGGTATCGCGTGAGGGTCAGGTGTTCGGCAACCGCTGGGTCAATCACCGTCCGCCGGTGACTGGCGGCAACCCGAAGGTGTGGCTTGACCACGTCGAGCGCATGGTGCCGGATCCGGTCGAGCGCAATCATGTGCTGGACGTGATGGCCTATAAACTCCAGCACCCGAACCGCAAGATCAACCACGCCGTGCTGCATATCGGCTTCCCAGGGTCAGGTAAGGACACGATGTGGCAGCCGTTTCTCTGGGGCATCGGCGGCGAGTCGCTCTCAAACGTGTCGATTGTGCGTAACGAGGAAATTCAGTCGCAATGGGGTTACGCGATGGAGTCTGAGGTGATGGTCTTTGAGGAACTCCGGCAGGCCGAGGCCAAAGACCGCCGGGCGATGGAGAATCACTTAAAGCCTATCATTGCCGCGCCGCCTGAGTTCTTGACCGTCAACCGTAAGGGCCTGCACCCGTACCAAGCATTAAACCGCATTTTCGTTCTTGCATTCTCGAATGAGCGTGTGCCCTTGTCGCTGGCCGGGGATGACCGCCGATGGTTTGTCACCTATTCGGAAGCAGAGCGCATGACGCAGCCCGCCGCGCAGGCGATCTGGGACTGGTACAAGGCGGGCGGACTGGCCGCTGCGGCTGGCTGGCTGTATCAGCGTGACGTGTCGCGGTTCAACCCGGGCGCGACGCCGCCATTGACCGAGGCGAAAATTATCATGGTCGAGCAGGGCCGGAGTGCCGGCGAGTCGTATCTGGTCGATATGATGGAGCGTCGACTGGGTGAGTTTGCGTCCGGTGTGATCGGCGGCCCGTTCCATACCTTGTGCGACCGCCTGCAAGGCGGCGCAGGCGCCGCGAAGGTATATCAGCAGGCACTACTCCATGCGCTGCGCGAGGCCGGTTGGGTCGATATGGGCCGGCTTGCATCGCGTGAGTTCACGACGAAAAAACATATCTTTTGCGCGCCTGACATGGCGGGCGCGAGCAAGTCGGAACTGCGGCGCATGGTCGAGGAAACGCCGGCACCGGCAGCCGTGCGGTTAGTCAAATAGTCGTAAAAAAGCCCGTCAGGCTTGTAACCTGACGGGCAAACCCGCCGGAGGGATAGGCGGGTGACTCAAGCGCGAAAACGCGCGTTACAATCCTAGCAGAATCGCTAGCATAGCGGCCAGAATCAATCCGATGACAGCGAACATGCGGCCTCCGCTTCAATGTCTTTTACAATCGCGTCTTTGAGCAGCTCTACTACGTCAACGCCACCAGCGTAAGCGTGAATTAACCAGGCATTGGCGGCCATGCCAACAGACCGGTCTGCGGGTTCCCAATCGACAAAGCAGAGCAATTCGGTATCGCCGTGACTGTACGTGTACGGCCACAGGTGCTGCGGCCAGTGTGGCGCGGATAGGTCAATTGTCGTTTTCATTCTGTTATTTCCTCAAGTAGCGGGATTGTCGGGTCATATTGCGCGGCCGTTTCAGCGCTTGCGCCGGTATAATCAACGGATTGAAGAAAATTCAGTGCATCAAACCGGCGGATGTAATCGGCCGTTGACACTGTCGGAGTCCAAGTAGGAAATTTCCGGATGTCTTTGGGTTTCTTTTGCTTGTACGGTTTGCGCGCCAATTTGGCTAACTCAATCGGATCGCGATCAAATTTTACTTTATAGGTAGTGCCGTCAATATTTATCGTTTGCATGTTAATTCTCCGGTTAATTGGTTTCGGTTTCTTCGTGGCATACGTGGCAATGATCGTTTTCATTGTCACTCGCATAAGATTCTAATTCTGCGTAAGTGTCAAAATCGTGCTCTTCGCCACAATCGGGGCATGAGTAAGACCATTGGACATCGAAGCCGATCGAGCAATAGACGCAGCCCGGCCAGCACTCGCCGTAAACCCATACGTTGCCGGAATTCTCATTTACGCCTGCCTGCGTGTACTTGTCGATAGTTAGACCGGCGGCACGAATAGCCTTGATACAGTCAGTCAGGCGGTCAAGATCAGCGCCTTGGAATTGCTCAAATAAATTTTGCATGGTCGGTTCTCCTGTAGGTTAGTTTATAACGGCTTCAATGGCTTGCGCGTCTGTACAGATACAGACAATCCGTTCAAAACGTGGCGCGTTCTCTAATGAATGTACAACGACGTTTTTTCCTGTATGTGTGTAGCTTTCTACGCGCATGGGCTTACCGTGTACGCTGATAACTTGCCCGATGGAATAGTTTGCTTTTGGGATATATGCGAATTTCATGGCCGGTTCCTTATCAAGTTATTAAATTGCGAGCAATACAACGAACATACAGTAAACAAAGACGCCGATTAATAGCGCGGCGATATATTCAAAAGGTTTCATGTTCAGTTCTCCGATAGTGGCCGGCTTGCGCCGGCCTTTGGGTTTAGATTCTGAATTCAATATGGCCGGCTAAACGAAGGCCTTCAGCAAGTGCAATCAAATCGCGCCGGCTTTTGTCAGTACGGGCTACACGAATCAGTGACGATAATATGCGCGCAGCTGAAACATCATTCCCGACGTTAACGTGTGATTCAACAATCGCGGCTTGTTTTGTCTCAAATTTAGTCATGTTTTTCTCCTGTTTGCTTAAAAATTAGGCAGCCAATCTGCCAAATAATCTGTTGCTGAAAACCATTGTAGCAAATTGTTTTGCAATGTCAAGGATTGTTTTGCATTTATTTGCGCTGGTGATTTTGTCAGCGATCTAAGCAAAATGTAGGCAAAGTTTTAGGCGCGTTTTGCTTACGCGAATTTGAGCTAGCGCGCGGCTTTTGGGGCTGTGTTGGCTATATTGTCATGATATTGATCTAAACTTAAGTTTTTAAAATGTGTATCCTATAGGCTACAGAATACAGTCGCTGGGCGTGCCGTCAGCCGCGCGTACGTTTTCGCAGCAACTTTGTGGGCGTGACAATATCGCCCACAATATCTACCACTGCCAGTAGGGTTATTACCCTGCTCAGCGCAAAAACCTTCCCCCACGCAAAAGTTATCCACAAATTTGGTAGCAAAAGGGCAACAAAAAAAGGCCCGTGAAACATGTTTCACGCACGCATGGCCGGCGATATTTGTAGGCAGTCTAAAACGCCAACATAGCAATCAGGCAACATGCTGTTAGTAAGTGCTCACTAACCTGGATGCTGTTAGTAAGTACTCACTAACCTGGCTGCCTGTAAGTGAGCGCCCACTAACCTGGGGGGGGTGGGGGGTGGGGGCCGGTGGCATGGCGGTCACGTCCACGGAGGTGTTACGCGAAATTTTTTTTATTTTTCACAGCCCACAGCAAACAATTTTTTATTTTTTTAAAAATCCGCTACTATTAAGCCATGTTCAAATCCATCCCGTTTACACCGCGCAAGGTCGAGGCGACAGAGGCACGCCTCCAGGCAATCTATGACGCGGCGGCTCTAGGCTTGAAGGGTGACTCGTTGGCGTTAGCCGCCGGCATGCTGCCCACCGAGTTTAGGCAACTGTGCGAGCTTGACCCAGCAGCGGACATGGCGGTACTAAAGGGACGCGCCGACAGTGAGATTGAGGCCAGCGCGCACCTACGGGAGGCCGCCCGTGCTGGCGACAGTAAGGCAGCGCTGGCTATCCTGCAGCACGTCCACGGCTGGACGGCACGTCAGGAGATCAGTGTGGACATCACGAACAAGATCAGCATCACGCAGGCGCTGCAGCAGGCGCAGGAACGCGTGATCGACGGTCTCATCACCGAACAGAAACCGGAGTATCTGGAACATGCCACAGAACGCACTCGCGCCCACGCCAGCTAATAGCCTACGCACTCGCGGCAACACTGTTGCGCCTATGTCGCCGTTTGACCGCGCGCTGCAAGACTATCCATATTTACAAGATAAAAATCTTTATGGCGTAGTTACTCCAAACCCTAAAGAATCTAGACTGCTGGAGTTTTACCCACCTGACGAACCCGGCGCACCGCAAAGCCCACGCCCCAAACAACTACCAATGGGCAACGTAGGGATACAAATATTCAGTAATAAAGTGCAACCTGTAGATGTGCTGGCGGATTATGTAAGCCATCATGCGGTTAAAAATGACCCAGTGTTACAAGCGCTATATACTGAGTTTGAGTCTAATGTTGACCCTGCTGTGCTAAAACAACGGTATGAAGTCCATCGCAAAAAGTATGGCGAAAAACGCCCCTACGAACAGTGGAAAGAGCGCACGGGGCTACCTGAACTTTTTAGGGGGTATACGTTTAACCAATGGGATAACGCGGAAGAAATGTATACGCCCCAACAGCTAGATATATTAAATCGAGTGCGCGGATACGTTGGGGTTAAATAATGGCGCAACAGCCGATCTATGACGCCGAGGGCGAGCAGCTCTTAATGTCGCGCCTCTGGGCGCCGACCATCGCTGACGACCCCGAGGCGTTCGTATTGTTTGCCTTTCCGTGGGGGCAACCCAACACGCCGCTGGCCAAGTTCAAAGGCCCGCGCACCTGGCAGCGCAAGATACTGCGCAAGATCGCTACCCACATCAAGACAAACAAGGGGCAGGTCGACATGGACGCCCTGCGCCAAGCGGTCGCCTCCGGTCGAGGGATCGGTAAGTCCGCGCTCGTTGCCTGGCTCATCTTGTGGATGCTGACCACCCGCATTGGATCTTCCGTAATCGTCTCCGCCAACAGTGAAGCGCAGCTCCGCTCAGTCACATGGGGTGAACTCCAAAAGTGGGCCACGATGGTGATTAACAACCACTGGTGGGAGTCCAGCGCGACTAAGCTGGTGCCCGCCAAGTGGCTGACCGAGTTGGTCGAGCGGGACTTAAAGAAGGGTACGCGCTACTGGGCAGCGGAAGGTAAGCTCTGGTCTGAGGAGAATCCCGACAGCTACGCTGGTGTCCACAACCATGACGGCATGATGCTGATCTTCGACGAAGCCTCCGGTATCCCCGACGCCATCTGGTCGGTCGGTGCGGGCTTCTTTACTGAGCCAATCTTGGATCGGTATTGGTTCGCGTTCTCTAACCCCCGGCGTAATCAGGGCTATTTCTACGAGTGTTTCCATGCCAAGCGTAACTTCTGGCAGACGGAGAACATCGACTCCCGAACGGTCGAAGACACGGACAAACAGGTATATGAGCAGATCATTGCGGAATATGGCGAGGATTCGCCGCAGGCTAGGGTTGAGGTCTACGGAGAGTTTCCATCAGCTGGCGAAGATCAGTTTATTGGTGCGAGTACTGTCGACGACGCCGCCAATCGGCCAAAATACAAGGATGAGACGGCGCCAATTGTTGTCGGCGTTGACCCAGCTCGAGGCGGCGCGGACGCGACCGTCATCGTCGTCAGACAAGGACGCGATCTGATTGCAATCAAGCGGTACCACGGCGAGGACACCATGACGACCGTGGGCCGGGTGATCGACGCAATCGAGGAGTACCGGCCAGCACTGACCGTGATCGACGAAGGCGGTCTGGGCTACGGGATACTTGACAGACTTAAAGAACAGCGATACAAGGTGCGGGGAGTGAACTTCGGTTGGAAGTCATCCAAGCCGGTCATGTACGGCAACAAGCGGGCAGAGATTTGGGGTGCGATGAAGGACTGGTTAAAGACGGCCAGCATCCCGAACGATCGGCAGCTCAAAGCTGACCTGACTGGCCCCATGAAGAAGCCCGACTCGTCGGGTACGATCTACTTGGAAGGCAAGAAAGAGATGAAGTCTCGCGGGCTGGCGTCACCGGACGCAGCCGACGCCCTAGCGGTGACGTTCGCGTTCCCGATGGCGAGCCGAGAATCGAGTTTTGAGCGTGCAACGCGTCGCAGCGACGGCTACACGCCAAGAGTGGCCGCTGCAACTGGATGGATGGGGGCGTGATGGCTAAGAAAAGCGTGTCATTAAGTGTCGGAAGAGGCGAGAAGTTGCCCGTATCCAAGGGCGCGGGGCTGACTGCCAAGGGTCGTGAGAAGTATAATCGCGAGACAGGCAGCAACTTGAAGGCACCGGCACCGCACCCGAAGACGAAGGCGGATGAAGGGCGCAAAAAGTCGTTCTGCGCCAGAATGGGTGCTGTTGCGGCAAGTGCTAAAGACGGTGAACGCGCCAAAGCGGCGCTCAAACGATGGAAGTGCTGATTATGGCGACGAAACCAGGGCTGTACGCAAACATTCACACTAAACAAGAGCGCATCAAGGCCGGCAGCGGCGAAAAGATGCGTAAACCCGGCTCTCCCGGCGCGCCAACCAACAAGGCGTTCAAGCAGTCGGCTAAAACGGCCAAAAAGGGGAAGTAATATGCCGCTGATTAAGTCGAAATCTGAAAAAGCGTTCAAAGAAAACATCCGCGCCGAGGTAAAATCGGGCAAACCGGTCAAACAGGCCGTGGCCATCGCATACGCAACCAAACGCGCGGCGGCTAAACCCGCGAAAAAGACGAAATAAAATGGAACTTTCGCCTGACGAACAAGCCGTAATTGACTACCACCGGTCAAACCTGTGGCAAGGGCGGGGTTTGAAGAACCCTGACGGGTCGACGACAACGTTCAAAGGGTCGGTTATAGGCGCCGACGGCGGGCATATGATTCTACCCACCTACTGGCACGGCCAAGTGCGAGATATTCCGCAAGCCATGCGTTTTGCCATAAAATCTGGCATTAAGTTTCCAGTTTACCCAACAGTTAAAGAAGCTTTGGCTGCTGAACAACGCCTGCACGGTATTATGGAGCAGGATTTGCGTGATTACGCCGCGCGCCCGCAACCGAAAATGAAATAAATGGACTATACCGGCATAAACAAGGCAGCAAAAGTCGCTGATATCGGTGGAAATCCACCGCCCGACGACATCAAGAAAGACAGGCAAGATGTGCTTGCGGTCATGCGAAAACGCCTGCAAATGGCTATTTCTGCCTTTTCTGAAAGCCGGGAAGACGAGCTAGACGACCTGCGTTTTTATGCCGGATCACCGGACAATCACTGGCAGTGGCCAGCTGACGTTTTGGCTACCCGTGGTGCAGTGCAAGGTCAGACGATCAATGCACGCCCGACGCTGACGATCAACAAGCTGCCCCAGCACGTAAGACAGGTCACCAATGACCAAAGACAAAACCGTCCGAGCGGCAAAGTTATTCCTGCCGACGACAACGCCGACCCAGAAGTCGCCGAAATCTACAACGGCATGGTTAGGCACATTGAGTACATCTCAGATGCCGACGTTGCTTACGACACCGCCTGCGAGAACCAAGTGGCCTACGGCGAAGGCTACATCCGAATCCTGACTGAATACTGCGACGACGACACGTTCGATCAGGACATCAAGATCGCACGCATTCGCAACTCATTTTCCGTGTACATGGATCCGACGATCCAAGACCCGTGCGGGGCGGATGCCAAATGGTGTTTCGTCACCGAAGACTTGCAGCGCGCTGAGTACGAGCGCATGTTCCCAGACGCCAGCCCGATCTCAACATTGCAGTCGCAAGGCGTGGGCGACCAGTCAATCTCTGTCTGGATCAATCAGGATACAGTGCGGATTGCTGAGTACTACTACATTGAGTACGAGAAGGCCACGTTGCATCTTTACCCCGGCAACATCACGGCGTTTGAAGGCTCGCCCGAGGCCAAGCAGATGAAACAGATGGGCATCAAGCCCATCCGTACCCGTCAAGTGGACGCCAAGCGGGTCAAGTGGTGCAAGACCAACGGCTACGAGATGCTGGAGGAGAACGACTGGGCAGGCAAGTACATCCCGATCGTGCGCGTGGTAGGTAACGAGTTTGAGGTTGACGGCAAGCTGTACGTCTCGGGTCTGGTGCGTAACGCCAAGGACGCTCAACGCATGTACAACTACTGGACGAGCCAAGAGGCCGAGATGCTGGCTTTGGCGCCCAAAGCGCCGTTCATTGGTTACGGTGGCCAGTTTGAAGGCTACGAGATGCAGTGGAAGACAGCCAACACGACCAACTGGCCGTATCTAGAGGTCAACCCCGACGTGACTGACGGGGCTGGCGCTGTACTGCCGTTGCCCCAGAGGGCCGCGCCGCCACTGCCGCAGACCGGCCTGATTCAGGCCAAGATGGGCGCGTCGGATGACATCAAGTCAACCACCGGGCAGTACGACACCAGTTTGGGAGCAACATCCAATGAGCGTTCGGGCAAGGCGATTTTGGCGCGCGAGCGTCAGTCTGACACTGGCACTTATCATTACGTGGACAATCTGGCACGCGCTGTTCGGTACGTGACGCGCCAGCTGGTTGACTTAATCCCTAAGATTTACGATACCCAGCGTGTGGCTCGCGTGATTGGTTTGGATGGCGAGACCGAGATGGCTAAGCTTGACCCAACCCAGCAAGAGCCGGTGCGGGAGATACGCGACCAAAACGATATCGTCATCGACAAGATTTATAACCCCAGCGTCGGCAAGTACGACGTGGTGGTCACCACCGGCCCGTCCTACATGACCAAGCGTCAGGAAGCACTGGACGCGATGGGCATGATCCTGCAGTCCAACCCGCAGCTCTGGCAAGTCGCCGGCGACCTGTTCATCAAGAATATGGACTGGCCTGGTGCGCAAGAGATGGCTGCTCGCTTTGCCAAGATCATCGATCCGAAGATCATGGCCGACAGCGACGAGTCGCCCGAAATGCAGATGGCCAAGCAGCAGATGGAGGCGATGGGCCAAGAGTTGGATCAGCTGCACCAGATGCTGCAAAGCGTCAATCAGTCGGTCGAAGTCCAAGATATGGAGCGCAAGAACTTCGAGGCCGACATCAAGGCGTACCAAGCCGAGACGCAGCGCCTCTCAGCTGTTGCCGCAGGCATGACGCCCGATCAGGTGCAAGATGTGGTCATGCAAACTCTGCGCGACGTAATGTCGGCGGGCGACCTGTCCATGAGCGAGGGTGGGCTAGAGCTGCCGGGCGAGATGCCCATGATGGGCGGGGAAATGGGCATGATGCCTCAAGATATGCAACAAATGCCCCAAGAAATGGGTATGATGCCTCCAGAATCGGCTGAAATGCCACCGGAAATGCTGAATATGCCGCCAGAGGAGCCACAACTGTGAGCTGCGCCAACTTTATAGGGATACTGTTTTTGGGCCGAGATGTGGCCCATTCAGTGCATCTGAACACCCGCAGCTATGCAAAACACAAGGCGTTGCAGAAGTTTTACAACGGTGTTGTGGATCTGGCAGACAAGTTTGCTGAAGCCTACCAAGGCCGACACGGCTTGATTGGTGCTGTTTCGTTGCAATCTACTAAAAAACCCGGCAATATTTTGGAATTCTTGCAGGCGCAAGTAGAAGAAATTGAAACAATGCGGTACAAGGTAGTGGACAAAGCAGACAGCCCGCTACAAAACATCATCGATGAGATTGTCGGGTTATATTTGTCCACGATCTACAAACTGAAATTTTTGGCATAAGGAATCAGCATGGCACTTTATTTTCAAGGCAGCGCTGACAAGCAAATCAAAATTGGCGGCGGCAAACTGTATGGGGTATATATTTCCAGCACTTCTAGCGGCACGTTTGCGATCTATGACAGCGCGACTGCCGACACCAGCGACCCCAAGATTGTCGCTACGGTGACGCCAACGGCGGGCACGCAACATGTCAGTTTTCCTGCGGGCCTATGGTTTAGCAAGGGGCTTTACATTGATATTGGAAACACCATCGAATATACCGTGGCTTACGAATAAGGATAAAACATGGCGGTTACTCTTTCTTTATTTGCCGGCGCGGGCGCTCAATTTTTTAGTAATAACGGCGTTATTTTATCTGGCGGCAAGATATATACATATTTAGCTGGAACCACCACGCCTAATGCTGCATATACGGATGCTACAGGTAACAATGCCCATACAAATCCAATTATTTTAGACTCTGCTGGCCGCGTTCCTTCCGGAGAAATTTGGCTTACTACTGGCGTTGGGTACAAATTTGAAGTTACAACGTCGGCGGATGTTTTATTAAATACTTACGACAATATTCCATCTTCAGCTCAACCGCCCGCAGCAAATGATGCTGATTCAATAATGTACGAACAAGGCTACCTTGTTACCGCAGGTAGTTTTGTTGTTGGAAAAACCTATCGCATTGTCTCTGTTGGAACCACTAATTTTACCTTAATTGGCGCAACGGCTAACATTGTTGGCCTTCATTTTATCGCTACCGGCGTTGGCACTGGCGATGGAACCGCAGAATTATCACAAACGGTAGAAACAAAATTAAGACAAGCGGTTAGCGTCAAAGATTTTGGTGCTGTGGGTGATGGTGTGGCAGATGATACGGCTGCAATTCAAGCTGCGGTTACGGCGGCAAAAAACATTATTGTGCCAACTGGCACTTACAAAATTACAGCAAACATTAATTTATCTAGCAATCAAACCATTGAATGTCAGGCTGATGTTGTTTTTGATGTTTCGTCGGCACCAACTGGAACAAGAGTTTTTTACGCCGCAGGATCGTTTGGCTCCACATATTCACTAACCGCTGACGCTAATGTGGGCGCAACAACGCTGACTTTAACTTCTGGCGATGCGGCAAATTTTGCAGCAAATGATTGGATTCAAATATATTCAAACACAATTTATGACCCTGGTTTTTCAGCAGGAAAAATAGGGGAGATGGTACAGATTGCTTCTGTTGTTTCAGGGACTATCACTTTAAAATCCCCTCTAGATGGCGGCAATTACACAACCGCGCAATCAGCAGTTATTCGGAAAGCAACTTTTGTTGAAAACATATCCGTTATAGGCGGTCAGTTTATTGGCTCAAGCACATCAACCGTTTTGCACGTTGCAGTCCGGTTTGATATTGCTTACAACTGTTCGATCTACAAATCTCGCGCAAAATTTTGCAACGGTAATTCGTTCAATATACGCGACAGTCTTTTCTGCATTGCGTCCGACATTTATGTTGAAGATGCACTAAATACTGGAACAGGGTACGGCATAAATTGGACAGGTACTTGCCAAGACTGCAAAACAGTTAACAGTGTTTTTGTTCGTTGCCGCCACGCAGTTACTAATACTAGCGGTGGCATTGGCCTTTGCCGCCGATTGAGCTACGAAAATTGCACTTCCTATGACAGCATTAACAACGGTGATGCTTTTGATACGCATTCAAACGGTGAAGATATTGCGTTTGTAAATTGTGTGTCTTATGACTCATCTGCAAACGGTTTTAATATCGAGTGTGGAACTGCCACGCTAACTGCGTGCAAAGCCATACGAAGCAATCGATCTGGCATAGTTTTTTCAACAAACGTAACTTTAACCAGCAATAGATTTACGGCTGTTGGTTGCGTTGTTGACACTACCACTCAATTTTACGGATTTAATATCGGCAACGCGAGTCCAATAAATTCCGCGACACAGCAAATAAGCATTGTGGGTTGCTCGGTGTTTAATACCGCACAAGAAGCAATGTTGGTGGCAGGCGATAGCGGGCATGAAATTCATGGTCTTGAAGTAACGGGGGGTCAATTTCAAGGCAATGACGCAGCAAAACAATTTTCTATTGGCGAGTTTACCTCAAAATTCCGCATATCAAACGTGCATGTCCAATCCGCACAAACAGGCGGAAATGCGATGTTACTTAAAGATTGTTCGTATGGCTCTATTGATAACTGCGTTTTTGAATTTACCACGCAAGGAACAGGAACGTGTTTAACAATAGACGACTCAAACAATATTTCTGTATCGAATTGCACTGGCAAACAAGTCAACCCCGCAAGAGGCACAGGTATTACGCTGGCGGGAACAACAAGTAAAATTTACATTGCGCCAAACAATAATTTTCAAGATTGTGCAACAACAGGTGTTGCAGAGGCTTCTTTAACTATTGCGTCGGGTGTTATCACCATCCCTAACAGCAGCATTGGCGTTTGCGTTATTGACACTGAAGGTGGTGCGGCAACTGACGATTTAGACACCATTAACGGTGGCTTTACGGGGCAAGTTACGGTGCTAACCCCAGCTAGCAGCGCCAGAGATGTAACGGTTAAAGACAACACCGGCAATCTTCGTTTAAACGGCGATTTTGTTTTTGCTGGTGTTCAAGACACATTGACCTTAATGTGTAAAACCGATGGTGGCTTGTGGTTTGAGTTGTCACGCTCTAACAATTAAAAGGATACGCTATGTTTTTTAATTGGGAAGAACTGCCAAAAGAAGTGCAAGAAGCCTACAAGCGGCAACAACAGAAATGTAGATAACGTAAACAGTACAAACTATTTGCGTATTTGACACACTAAATTTTTAATGTAATATCAACACTGTATCGGCCCAGTAGACCGAGGATTCTTCAGGAATCGAAAATGTCAGAAGAGCAACAAAATCAGTTAGCGGATTCACCCGCGCCAGACCAGGCACCGACGGCAGAGCCTGTAGCTGAAGAAACACTAGCGCCGGAGAATGAACAGCCGACCGAACAGCAGTCTAAGACCTTCACACAAGAAGAATTGGATGCCATCGTAGGCAAAAGGCTTGCAAGAGAGCAAAGGAAGTGGGAACGTGAGCAGAGTCGTAAAGTGCAAACCGCACCTACACTTGCAGAGCTACCGCCTGTCGAGAATTTTGACTCCGTTGATGCGTATGCCGATGCACTGGCAACGCGCAAGGCTGAAGAATTGTTGGCCAAGCGGGAGCTTGAACGGCAACAGATGGATTTTCTCGATGCGTATCACGACAGAGAAGAGGAAGCACGGAGTAAGTATGATGACTTTGAACAAGTTGCGTACAACCCCAAGCTGCCAATCTCTAACGCGATGGCTGAGACGATCCAAGCGTCGGATATTGGCCCTGATATTGCGTATTATCTTGGCTCAAACCCGAAAGAAGCCGCACGTATAGCCGCACTGAATTCGCCTATGTTGCAGGCCAAAGAGATCGGTAAACTGGAAGCAAAAATTACTTCCGAACCGGTTTTGAAACGAACAACGAGTGCCCCACCGCCCATCGCGCCAATTTCTGGCCGTGGCTCTGGTACACCGTCTTACGATACGACTGACCCACGCTCAGTGAAAAACATGAGCACGTCAGAGTGGATTGAAGCGGAGCGCCAGCGTCAGATGAAGAAGTGGGAAGCACAACGTAACCGCTAAGTTAAGATTTTAAAGTCGGGAAAGTTCTCAGAAAGGCATCGTTTTCTAACCGTAAATCTATGAATGCCAGTAGCCAAAGCTGCTTCTGCAAAGGAGCGGTATTCAACCCCAAACACGCTGCACTTAATGTTGCGATGGTGGGTAAGGCTGCGCGCTTGTTTAGATTCGTCGCTGTACGCGGCTCGCTTAAAATAAAGCCGCTTGCGGCCAAGCAAAGCCGCCCGTTGTTTGGCTTTCGTCTCTTCAGACGTAACGCTACCCAACCGCGCTTGACGAATCTTTTCCCGCGCTTCGGCAGAAACGCTATGCCGACCGTTCGTATCGGCATGGCGCTCTGCTATATGCTCTTTGGGCGTCAAGCATTCAAGATTTTCAACGCGGTTGTCAGTTTTATCGCCGTTAATGTGGTGAATCTGCTTGAGAGGGTCAAAGCCCTTCAGCCAGCAAGCGGCCACAACGCGGTGCATAAGCCGCTGACGACCCAACATGAGATAGCCCATGTTGTGGGTTGTCGGCGTGTAAGGTTGGAGCTTTCTGAGAACTTTTCCGCAACGCGACACAGCGTACAGGTGGTCAAAAAATCGATATTCGATACCGTCTACTTGGATGCTAATCATGTTGTACCTTCCGGTGGCTAAAGAATCTTAATTCTAACTGATTTTTGAGAGGAATGCAAAATGGCAAACAGTATCTTAACAATTGACATGATCACACGCAAAGCGTTGGAGATCTTGGAAAACAACCTGGTGCTCACTCGTAACGTTAACCGTCAGTACGACGACTCTTTCGCTGTTGAAGGCGCTAAAATTGGTTCCACCCTGCGTATCCGTTTACCAGACCGCGCTCTGGTAACCGACGGTGCCGCCCTGCAAGTTCAGGACGACAACGAACAGTTCACCACCCTGACCGTGGCTTCCCAGAAGCACATCGGCGTGAACTTTACCTCTGCCGAACTCACCATGCAGTTGGATGACTTCGCTGAGCGTGTTCTGAAGCCTCGTATTTCGCAGCTGGCTTCCAGCATTGACGCTGACGTTGCTAACTCGTACAAAGCGATTGCTAACTCGGTCGGCACCCCAGGCACCACCCCATCGACTTCGCTCGTTCTGCTGCAAGCTCAGCAGAAGCTGAACGAAAACGCTGCTGTGATGTCGCCACGCTACGCAACGGTCAACCCAGCCGCTAACGCTGGTCTGGTTGAAGGCATGAAAGGTCTGTTCAATCCGACCGACACTATCAGCCGCCAGTTCAAGAACGGCATGATGGGCATGGGCGTGTTGGGCTTTGATGAAGTCAACATGTCTCAGTCGATCAAGCAGCACACCACTGGCTCGCGTTCTACCGCCGACACCATTTTGGTAAACGGCACTGTTTCGACTCAAGGCCAAGCAACCATCAGCATTGATGGCGGCACTGGTTCTGCGACCGTTACTGTTGGCGACGTGTTTACTATCGCTAACGTGTTTGCTGTCAACCCACAGACTCGTGAATCGACTGGTTCGCTCCAGCAGTTCACCGTGACTGCGGCTAGTACTGCTGCTGGCGGCGCTTGGACAGATATCGAAATTTCTCCAGCTATGTACACTTCCGCTAACGCTCTGGCAACTATCAATGCATTCCCACAAGACGGCGCGGCGGTAACTTTCCTTGGCGCAGCTTCGACTCAGTACGCTCAAAACCTCGTCTACCACAAAGATGCGATCACATTTGCGACCGCTGACTTGCTGTTGCCGCAGGGCGTTGACATGGCTTCCCGCCAAGTCCATAACGGCATTTCGATGCGCGTTGTTCGTCAGTACGACATCAACAACGACCGTCTGCCTTGCCGTATTGACGTTTTGTATGGCTTTAGCACGATCCGTCCACAAATGGCTTGCCGTATCTGGGGCTAAGCACTGGTGGGGGTTTCGGCCCCCATTAACGACACTCTTTTTAAAGGAAATTTATCATGGCTCTTCCTAACGGCGCTGGTGGATACCAGCTTGGTGATGGCAATATTGGCGAAGCTCAACTGGGCGTTCAAGGCGCTCCAACCGCTCTCACCGCAGACGTAACCGTAACCGCAGCTCAGCTGGCTAATGGCCTGTTTACTGTGGACTCCGCTGCTGACATTACTGCCACCCTGCCAACCGTAGCATTGCTGGAAGCTACTGTTAGCAGCGCTAAAGTAAACAGCTCGTTTGATATCGCTGTAGTTAACGTCGACGCTTCGTACCAAGTGACTTTTGCTGCCGGTACAGGCTGGACGCTTGTGGGTAGCGCAATTGTTCTGGAAGCTACTTCCGGCCAGTTCCGCGCTCGCAAGACTGGCGACGGCACTTGGACTCTGTATCGTATTGCGTAATAACCCGGGGGCTTCGGCCCCCATTATTTAAAGGATAAATCATGCCTAATACAAAAGCGGTAGGCGTTGCATTTGCCGACCCAGCCTTTGATTCGGTGCAAGTTGGTTCTGCCGGCGCACCGATTCAAATTACTTCGTCCGGCATTTTGAATGGTAGTTACGCCACTACTTCGGCAACTTCTGGCGATACACGTCTGACGTATCAACGCTTGGCTTTTACCTCAACTGGCTCGGGCGAAACTATCCGCGCGTTTTCAACGGTAACCGGCGTTAACGCAGCTACTGCAGGCACCATCAACGGCGCGCACATCAGCACGTCAATCAATGGTTCCGGCACAATCAGCGGCGCTGCAAACGCCATCCGTGCCACCATCGGTGGTTCGTCCACCAATCCTGGCGGCACGCTGGCGGCTCTCCAACTGGATTCCGACTTTGCGTCGGGCGGCACTTGGAGCAACGCATCGTTTCTGCGTGTGACTAACAGTGGCACTGGTCTAGTCGGAAATTTTGCCGCAATGCCGCCAGCCAATGTGGCCGGAGTGTTTCGTGCAGCGGTTGGTACTCCATCGGCTACACATACCATTCCGATTACCAGCGGCGGTACAACTTACTACATCATGGTCAGCACTATTGCCTAATGGAAATTAGCCGAGAGTTTATTGAGTCTGAGATTCAGACGTTAGAGCAAGAGATCGGGAAGGCGCAAGCCTTCCTGACTCAAGCTCAAGCTGTTTCAGCCGCGTACAAAATGCTGTTGACACGGCTTGACACGCCGGAACCAGAACTACAGAAAGACACTGATGCCGATAATCTATCTTCAACACCCTAAACACGGCACCAAAGTCGCTAACATGGATTTGGAAGCCGAATTTGATGAACAAAACGGGTGGGAGCGGTATAATCCCGACACGCCTTCGGCTCCCGAAGCAGCGGCGCCAGTCAACGAGCTGGAACCCAAACGTCGTCGTAGCCGTTCACCTGTAGAGGCTGCGGCACCAGAATAAGGAGCAGACATGGCCACTACTGCTGGCGATCAAATTAACAGAGCTTTGCGGTTGCTGGGCGTGTTGGCTGAAGGTGAAACTTCTTCCGCTGCGGTTATGCAAGACGGCCTGACCGCCTTGAATCAGATGATTGATTCGTGGAACACGGAGCGTTTGGCCGTGTTTTGTACACAAGAGCAAATTTTCCTGTGGCCACCTGACGAGATTACTCGCACGCTGGGGCCAACCGGCGACTTTGTGGGCAATCGTCCTATTCTGATTGACGACGCGACCTACTTCCGCGATCCGCAAACCAATGTGTCCTACGGCATCAAGCTGATCAACCAGCAGCAGTACGACGGTATTGCAGTCAAGACGGTGACCAGCACGTACCCGCAGGTTATGTTTGTCAACAACACATTCCCCGACATCACCATGACCATCTACCCAAAGCCTATGCGGCTGTTGGAATGGCATTTTGTGTCGGTGCAAGAACTAACTACCCCCGCTAATTTGGCAACTAATTTGACCTTCCCGCCAGGGTATCTGCGCGCGTTCGTTTACAACTTGGCGATGGAATTTGCGCCCGAGTTTGGTGTTGAGCCGTCACCGCAGGTGCAACGCATTGCCATGACGTCCAAGCGTAACTTGAAGCGCATCAACAACCCAGATGACGTGATGTCAATGCCGTACTCGCTGGTGGCGACTCGTCAACGGTTTAACATCTTTGCCGGAAATTACTAAGCCGTGAAGACGCCCATTCTTGGTTCAACCTATGTTGCCCGCAGCACTAACGCTGCGGATAGCCGCATGGTCAACCTGTTTGCGGAAGTGGTGCCTGAAGGCGGTAAAGAGCCTGCGTTCTTGCAACGGGCACCGGGGTTAAACCTGTTGGCAACCGTTGGATTTGGGCCTATTCGGGGCTTGTGGTCGTTTGGCAATTTCGGCTACGTAGTGTCCGGCAACAGCTTGTACAAGCTCAACACCGCGTACGCGGCTACACTGTTGGGTACGATAGCTGGCACTGGCCCCGTGTCTATGTCAGACAACGGCACCCAGCTGTTTGTCGCGGCTAATGGCCCCAGCTACATCTACAACGCCACGACTAACGCGTTCCAGCAGATTAACGACCCCGACTTCCCTGGTGCGGTGACTGTAGGGTTTTTGGATGGGTACTTTGTATTTAACGAGCCTAACAGCCAAAAAATCTGGGTTACGAGCTTGCTTGATGGCTTGTCGATTGACCCGCTGGATTTTGCCAGCGCCGAAGGCGCGCCAGACGATATTGTCAGCTTGATTGTCGACCACCGCGAGGTGTGGGTGTTCGGCACCAACAGCACGGAAGTCTGGTATGACGCCGGCACAGCCGACTTCCCGCTCCAGCGCATTCAGGGGGCGTTTAATGAGCTCGGCTGCGCAGCGCCGTACTCGGTGGCCAAGATGGACAACAGCGTCTTTTGGTTGGGCGCTGACGCCAGAGGCCGGGGAATTGTATACCGCGCCAACGGTTACACTGGCCAGCGTATCTCAACCCATGCGGTTGAATGGCACATTCAGCAGTACGGCAACCTGTCAGACGCTATTGGCTACACGTACCAGCAAGACGGCCATTCGTTCTACGTGCTGATCTTCCCGCAAGCAAACACTACTTGGGTGTACGACGCAGCCACACAGACATGGCATGAGCGGGCAGGTTGGTCTAACGGGTCGTTTACGCGGCACCGCAGCAATTGCCAGATGGCGTTTAATAACGAAATTATTGTCGGCGACTTTGAGAACGGCAACATCTATGCGTTTGATTTGGACGTGTACGCCGACAACGGGCAGATACAGAAATGGCTGCGCTCATGGCGCGCGCTGCCTACAGGCCAGAACAACCTAAAACGTACCGCACACCACAGCCTTCAGATCGACTTGGAGTCGGGCGTTGGATTAAACGTGGGCCAAGGCAGTGACCCTGAGATTATGCTGCGCTGGTCAGATGACGGCGGGCACACTTGGTCTAACTACCATACGGCCAGCATCGGCAAGATCGGCGAGTATTACCGCCGGGTGTTCTTCCGTCGGTTAGGCATGACCTTAAAGCTGCGCGACCGCGTGTACGAGCTGTCGATGACGGATCCGGTCAAGATCGCGGTGATGGGGGCTGAGTTACAACTCAGCGGCACGAATGCCTAGCCCACCCAACCTAACCAATATTACGCCCCCGCGTGTGCCCATCGTGGATGAGCGCACGGGGCTGATCTCGCGCGAGTGGTATCGGTTTTTTCTTAATCTGTTTAACCTGACTGGCGGCGGCACCAACGTAACGTCGCTAACAGACTTGCAGCTGGGGCCGCCTGCGCCGCAGCAAGAAGATTTGGTTGACATCATTATTGATGTTGAGGCGACTAAAACGCAGCCTACGCAAGAGTCTGCGCTGGATCAGATTGCTGAACTTGCCAAGCAAGTTGAAGGGTTGGAAGCTACGCCAATCCCGGCGCTGGGCACGTTTGCTGCGCTTCAACAGGCCAACTTGCCGTGGACGACGTTTGACACCACACCGCAATCAGTACCTTCGGTAACCACCGGCACGCTGTATTGGGATAATGAAGATCGCGCTAAAACGTTAGCGCTTGTCATGGAAGACACGGGCGATATTATTCAAGATATTGGAGAAGAAACGTTTTACCGGGTCAAAGCCACCGCCACAATCACCAAAGGCCAAGTGTTAATGTTTACCGGCACGGTAGGGGCTTCTGGCGGGTTGCTAGCCGCCCCCGCCACAGGCTTAACTGCATTTCAAAACGAATACATTTTAGGCGTCGCCACACAAGATATTGCGTTAAACGGATGGGGATACGCAACTTGGTTTGGCGAAGTTAGCAAGGTCGATACAACTGGCGGCGTGGAAGCGTGGGTGGACGGTGAAATTTTGTATTACAACCCTGCGGTGGCCGGCGGCTTGACTAAAAATGTGCCTGTCGCGCCCAACCCCAAAGTTATCGTTGCGTCTGTTGTTCATGCAGCTACTAACGGCATTTTGTTTGTGCGCCCGACGTTTGGGTCTGCATTAGGCGCTACGGATTCAAATGTCGAAATTACCGGGCTGGCGAACGGCGATATTTTGCAGTATGACGGAGTGCAGTCGCGGTGGGAAAATGTCCCTGCGTCGACGTTACCTGTCGGTACGGCTACTAACTTAGCAGGCGGCGCAACAGGATCAGTGCCGTACCAATCTGCGGCAAGCACTACCGCAATGCTGCCTATCGGCACCGCATTGCAGGTACTCAAAGTTAACGCAGGCGCAACAGCCCCCCAGTGGGTTAGCGGCGCAGCCTTGACTAAAGTTGACGATACGAACGTCACGTTGACGCTTGGCGGCACGCCAGCCACGTCGTTGTTGGCTGCTACTAGCCTGACGTTGGGGTGGACAGGGCAGCTTGCGGCTACGCGGGGTGGCACAGGATTTGGCTCCTATGCAGTAGGCGATATTTTGTACGCCGACACAACTACTACGTTGGCAAAATTACCCGATGTAGCAACGGGTAATGCGTTAATTTCTGGTGGCGTAGGTGTGGCCCCTGCATGGGGCAAAATTGGGTTAACGACTCATGTTAGTGGAACTTTACCTGTTGGTAATGGCGGCACTGGCACAGCCACGGCATTTACCGCTGGTTCAGTTGTGTTTGCTGGCGCGTCGGGGGTTTACAGCCAAGACAACGCCAACTTTTTTTGGGATGCCGCAAACATTCGTTTGGGTATAGATACCGCCACACCCGCTTGCGCTTTAGACGTTATTGGGGGTATTCAAACAAGCCGCACTGGGGTTACAGCGCCAGCCGCCACCGACGGTAACGTGTTTAGCGGTACTTATACGCCGACGCTAACCAACACTACTAATGTGACCAGTAGCACAGCAGTAGAGTGTCACTACATGAGAGTTGGCAACGTAGTTACCGTATCAGGGCAGGTATTATTTACTGCTACTTCTGCAAGCGCAGATACACAAGTTGACATGACTTTGCCAGTCGCAAGTAATATATCAGTAGCAAGACAAGTTGGCGGCGCTGGGGGTTGTATTAGTGCTGGCGAATTTGGGGAAAGCGTAGCGATTGTAGGGATAGCGGCAACTGATACGGCTGGTTTTCGTTGCCGCCCATCTGTCACAACAAACCAAACATACAATTTTTCATTTACTTACCGGGTGATTTAAATGGAACGCGCAATCACATTTTTTACGCCGCCCGACAACCAACATAAGTTAATTGTCACTTTTGAAGATGGCGCGGCGAAAGAATACACACAAGCCGACAAAGATGCGTATCTTGCCGATTACCCAGACCGCGCTGCAGACGTTGTTGCAATGGGCTGGGGTAATTGATTATTAAAGGAGCAACAAATGACCGTTACCGTTAAAGTCCTCGTCCCCGCCAAGACGGCGGAGAACACCCAGACAACGCAGTACACCGCGACGGGTGTGACGACCATCATCGACAAGTTTACGGCCACTAACTATAGCGCGTCTGCTGCTACCATTAGTGTCAACTTGGTAACGGGTGCAGATACGGCGGGTAACCAGAACTTGATTACCAAAACGAAAACATTGCAACCGTCTGAAGTTTACACATTCCCAGAGATTGTGGGCCAGGTCTTGGCAGCCAGCGGTTTTATCTCTACTATCGCAGGAACCGCCAGCGCTATCAATATTCGGGCATCGGGCCGCGAGGTAACGTAAACTATGAACGCTGTAGAGCTTTTTGACGCAGACGGCACGGCGGTAGTTACGCCAGAGCTGATGCGGCAAAAGGTTGTTGCACTGCAAGATGAATTGCTGCAGATGCCGCAGGCCGACATTGTGACCACCCACACGTTTTTGCCGGGTGTTTACGAGCGAAAGATTACGGTGCCGCCGTGGACAGTATTGACGGGCGCTGCGCAC